TGTCGATTGCTCCTTGAATAAGTAAGTCAGACTCTGCTGTCTTTTCATCCATTCTTGATATGTTCTTTCTCCAGAATTGATAATTTCGCCAATCCATAAGTTACTCGTATTGTCTGCTGCTACAAAGTTTGATACTAGAAAATTAACAATTTCTTTATCTTGGTATTTGCGACTTGTTTTCTCGAAAAAATAACGATCTTTTCTTTTATTAAAGGAACTTTCTGATGCCCTAACCTTTTTATTATACAGGAAGTAATCGTAATTTACATTACTGAAATGTGATTTTTGGGCAAGGTATTCAACATAAACTTGATAGGGTGTCACCTTCAAAGTGCTACATTATAACTCTATGTATTATAGCACACTTCAAGGCAAAATTTAAGAGATGTCGGAGGATATGCCACATCTTTAAGTTTTTTTCGCCTGCTGTATTCTTTGTACTTTTCTTTATTCTTCTGGTAATACTCCCTCATATACTCTTTCTGTTCTTCTCTATTTTTTTTTCTTCTACTCTTTTTTGTCCTCCCCCTAGTATAACCTATTGGAATATCTTCACCAATAGGAATAAATTTTTCTATTTCTCCATTAGTAATCCAATATTTACTAACACCAACTAACCAAGGAGTTTGTCTTCCTTTATTAGACTCACTCATTTTTCTTTTAACTTCATCAGAAAAAGGTTTTCCTTTATTCCAACCGTTTCTACCTTTGAGAGATAAACTTAATTTTTTCTTAGTTTCATCAGATAAAGGTTTCTTCTTCTTTCCGCGTAAAGAATCCCCAACCTTTTTCTTGTGCTCTTCTGTTAATTTTTTTCCTTTATGTGAATTGCTCATTAAAATTTTTGATTTTTCGGTATGATTATATCCAGATATACCATCACCACCATTAGTCATATTACGAAGAATACCAGTTTCTAAATCCTTTCTACCAAATATGGAAATCATATAAGTTTCGTGTTTGAATGCTTCTTCTTCTGTAAGATTTTTCTTTAAAAAAATTATCATATTTTTATTTTTTGGTGTACTAATAATCCGATTATTAGTAGAAAAAATACGATTACCCTTTCCCTTACCAATATAGTAAGGTGTGCCGTCTTCACGCAAATAGGCGTAAGTGTAGTATTCCATCTGCTTTACTTGTGGTTATAGTTATTTATACAAGAAAAGGAGCATTTCTGCCCCCTTCTGCTTAAATAACCACAAATAAGCATTATTATTTAGTTTAATATTAAAGGGGCAACTTCCCACGCGAAATTCGCTTCATAAAATTCAAATTAATGGCATCATACTTCAATCTTTCTTTAAGAGGTTTGGAAACTAACTTAGTAACCGATTCAATATCAATACCATTAATTTCACAATAATGGCAAATGGCATCAATATAATTGCAGTTTTCTTCGGCAACTATTTTTTCGATTTCTATGGCAAACTTAGAAGGTGTAAGAAACTTATCTTCAATTGCCTGCTCTAGTTCTTTATTTGATTCTGGTGATTCCATATCTTCTATATTAATCTCTAGGAATGTCGCTAGTATGTTTGTCATAGTTTAGCAGTAATAATATGTATTATAAGATATAATAATCAATTAGTCAAGTAGACATCAGTTCGAGTTTATCATTCACAAACTTTTTGATGTATTGGACCACGAGTTTCATATACTTGTTTAGGTCTCTTTCTTCGTAAACCACACACTCTCCGTTCTCACAGGTCATAATGATTACTAGTTTCTTAATCGAAATACCAGTCATCTCATAGAGTGCCATTCCATAGAACATCGCCTGAACGAAATAATTCTCAATCCATTCTCTTGGTTTGGGTTTTTTAGAAGTCTTGAAGTCAATCACCGCAAGTTCGCCATCATATTCTCCAATGCAGTCCGTTGTTCCTGCCACACCAAGTTGCTTACTGTATAAGGCACCTTCTAGGCAGTAAATATTATCAATTTTATTCAGTTCAGTTTTAGCAATCTTAAAAAGAAAATCTGATATGGGTTGAACTGTTGGAAGGTCTCTATTTAATAGATAGTTTTCAATTAATGTATGAGTATCAGTTCCTCTACTTGTTGATGCCTTAGTGATTCGGTCTGCTTCTTCATTACCGACCCTTTTACGCCATTTGATAAAGATTTCCTTATTAAAATGACTGGTTACTGAGGTAATGGAGACCAACTTGAGTAGTTGATCTCCCTCAGGAATAGAATAGTATCGGACCCCATCAATCGTTGCCCTCTCAAGTTTAGGAAGTACATTATCAAGATGATTAAACATTATATCTCCACTTTTAAGTATTATAGCACATTATCACAAACCTAAAGATTTTTTAGCAATTACAAATTCACGAACTAAGTTTGAGCGGACAATATCATCAACACCAAACTCAATCTTCTCAAAAGAAGGCATAGCATCAATTACTCTTATAAAATCGATAATACCAGTCTTTTCACTCATTTTAACTAAATCACTCTGTTCGATATCTCCAGCAAACATAATTTTCGTATCTTCACCACATCTTGAGATTACAGAAAAACTCTCGTGTGCCGAACAATTTTGTGCCTCATCTACAATAATAATACAATTATCTAATGTAATGCCACGAATGAAAGAAGTACACCAAAAAGAAATAGTATTCTGTGCCTTTAAATTTCCATAAAGCATATCAAAATCTACATCACTAGGCATCTGAAACATATATTTTACCATATTCTTATAAGGAATCTCAAAGAGAGATTTCTTATCATCTTCCCCTCCTGGCATAAAACCAATCTCACGAGTCTGAACCAGTGAACGAATAATATAAATCTTCTCATAAGGAGTTCTTTCGTCTAAAACTTCTTTGAGTGCTTTATAGAGAAGACAAAAAGTCTTTCCAGATCCAGGTACGCCGTGAGCAAAGATATTTTTACCTTCATCATAATACTTAAATAAAAGTTTCTGATTATCTGTAAGTGGGTCAATATCTACCAGATATTCACCACTTAAGGGTTTTTTACGCTTTGTTTGACGAGTGGTAAGACCAACATCATTTTGTTGCTCTGCTCTTTTTCTTCTTGCCATAAGTGTTTATAGTTTTTTTACAGTTGAACCGGGAGCCTTGCTAGCTTTTTCCAAAACCGAGTTCCACGAAGGATGCTTGGAGGTTAGTTTATTCCTCCAATCTCCCACTTCACCAACATTCATTTGTGTTGGTATAAGAGGTTTCATATGAGTATTTTCTTTGAGATATGGTTCTTTGTCTGCCATAAGCATCCATTTCTCAAAGATTTCACCTGTTTCTGTATTCTCAAATCTGTAAGTTGGGCACATAAGGTATAATAATTTACAAAATATTTAGGGACTCAACCTCGCACGATGAAGCCTTTTTTCTTCATAATAACTGAAGATTTCTGGAACCCATTCTTTCATTACCGGCAACATTCCTTCACTCAATGCCTGAATTTCTACTTGGGCATCCAACTTTGCTCTTAAGTCAAGAAAGTGAAGTGCGGCACGGAGAGAGAACGAAACTACAAAGTTCTGGCGAATGTTTTGAGGAAGATAATCACGGAGATGTTCCTCTGCCATACCACGAGTATTATAACCCTCAGCATACCGCTCAGATGCCGCCAGACAGAACTTTAACTGCCTTTCGTAGTCATCCTTCGTCCATTCGTACTTGTGCCCTTTACGGTCCAGGTAGAGACCTTCTGGACGCACATAGAAAACCTCTTCGGGTTTCAGGTCGCCAGTCGCAACCTTTAATACACGGCGACCAGTATAACGCTGAGACTGAACATCAAAAGAAACTCCAACACGGTGAGTTCTTGCCTGTACCATTACATTATGAACGAACCCAACACAGTCCAAAGTAATGGAAGGATGCTCTAATGGTCCCCAGTGCCCTCTTTCGTTCGCAAGTAGTTGCTCAATCACCCATTTACCACATTCCTTCTCATTTGGAGGAAACTTGGTGTGAATTGGTTCTTCACTATAATCATTTTTACCTGCTTGCCATACAAGAGTTTGTGGAAGTTGTGTCTGCCGGATCATCACAACTTGCATATGTCGGTCAAGTTCCAGAAGGTCTTTTGCTTTAATAGGTTTCATTTTCCAAATCCTTTTGATGTTTTTACTTCTAATTCCGCAAGTTCTTCTTTGATAACTCGCAATTGTGATTTCATTTGCCTAAGTTGTTCATTAGAATATAAGTGATCTTGCTTAATCAATCTTTCCAACATTTTTATAAGTTTTTTTGCTCTTGCAGACATCAGTTAAAAAACCTCATCATAGTCAATTTCCTCTGGTTTAATGTCATCATACTTGTATTGTGGCATATCAGAATATACCTCTGCCTTGAGAGAATCTAAAAGCAGTTCCATATTTCGAATAATGAGTTTTAGTCTTTCAGTATCCATTTAGATTGATATTCTAAATTCATTATACAAAAAAAGAGAGGACTTGTCAATCCTCTCTCGAAAACCCTTTTTGGGTAAATTTTTTGGGGAATTTTTTTTCGCCTTTTTAGGAAATCACTTTCGCCTTTTCTTTTCGGGTGCTCTGTATCCCCATACTTTAGGAGATACTCTTCCGTATCCAAAGTCAATTTTTTGAACTGATCCGGGTCCAAACTTATCATAGTACATATCAAAGATTTTAACTCTTGTACCACGACATAAGTCTACATAAGTTTCATCATTTACTCGGTACAAAATTAGATAAGCATCATTTGGTAGAGAAGGATCTTTTACTTGAGAAAGCGTAGTGCGTTCAAAAAGAATTTCGCAACCGTAACGAGAAGAAGTTTCTTTTTTTTCTTCCGGAGTCCACTGCATAATTTCTTCCTCTACTACTACAGTTTTACTCACGAACGACCACCCCATACGATTTCTGGGTATGCCTGTGAAACAAGTTCTTTTGTGATTTTATATTTCGTTTCAAGTTGTTTATCTTTGACCAAGCAAAGAATTTCTGCCTCTAAAGGATGAAGACCCTGAAGAACATTGATGAACATTGTTTCTCTACGAAGAGAACTCAGTCCATCATTTCCACCCTTAATAAAATTATAAAACTTGGTGTATTCTTTACGAATTGATGAAAAACCTTGATCCTGTGAACCAAGTGAATTAGAACCAATTTCACTCATTTTTCCTACGGCATCATCAATCTTCTCACTGAGAGTTCCACTAAATGAACCTTGTTCTCCAACACTCGAATAAGGAACAATACCTGCTGGAAGAGAAGATGTTACGCTCTCATCAAAGTTCCAGATAAAAATTGCCCTGAGTGATGGGTCATTATATTTTTGTAGAACCTCAACTTTTTTAATATTGGTTCTTTGCTTTGATACTAAATTCAGAACCTCAAAGGTAAAAGGATTTGCTGGCAAATCAATACTTACCGATGGAGTTGTTTTTGCTTTTGTTTTTGTCGCAGTCATAATTTTTTAATATGTAATTATAATCTTAATGATATTTAGAGTTTATTCTTCTTCATCGTCATCATCATCTTCATCAACATCAAAGTATCCCGGTTCAAATCTTACAGAAACAATTTCTTCGTCAATAAGATCGCCGTCCTTATCATAAAACTCTGGATGATAGGCAATTTGCTTTGGTCCTTCCTGATGTGTCATCATATATTCTCTTCCGACCCAACCCAACAAGAGACC